GCCTATAACACCCCCCCGGTTGTGTTTTTGGTACCATACGGTTTATTTTCTGCTATATAGTGTCCATCCGGGGCTTGGCCCCCGCCTAAACAGTATCGGGTTCATGCAAGACATTCTTGTCCCTGAGATTGACGAAAACATTCCGCTGCCAGCGAACGCAGCCGATGCCCTGCCGGACCTCACTCCCGAGGCCGAAATTGAGATGCGGGCAAGAACAATTAAGTTAATTTCTGACCTTACGGGTACACCACTGTGCCCGGACGAAAATGACATCAGCGTGGCTAAAGAAATTGCTACGCAACACCTTGCTAATCCCAAGACCCGTATTGACTACAGTAAGTATCCGAATGAAACGATGGCCTACCTTGCGGGTCTCGTGGCGCAGAGTAACTGCTCCCTCGTCGATGACTTGGCTGAATTGAAGTTGTATGTGGTGAATAAGTTAGTTTATGAGGTTGAACACGCCGATAGCAGCAAAACCCGCATTCAAGCCCTGTCAAAACTAGGCGAAGTGGATGGCGTAGATGCCTTTAAAAAGCGCAGCGAAACGACGCATATCGTTAAACCGATTGAAGAAGTTGAGAAAGAGTTGTTATCGGTTTTGGAAGGTATTGAATATCGCGTTGTAGAGGAGGAAACCCCTCGTGAAGTTGGCTAGACAGGGCACCGTTGAAGAGCGGTTGGCGCATTGCGACCCTTGTGAGCACAATAAACTTGGGATTTGTAAGCGTTGTGGCTGCATTATTCAGGGTAAAACTCGGCTGGCTAACCAACGTTGCCCGATTGGGTTGTGGGACCGTGAAGAGTACGGCCTAAAATCGCTCGTAGCAGACTAAAAATGGGGGATTTACTTAAATTTAAGGGCCAGAAACCCGCAAAAACTGGCGAAAAAACAGAAAATATAGGTGTCGTTGTCTGCGGATTATGTGAAAACGTAGGGTTTCTTTTGGCTGTAGACGGCAGAATATTTTGTTCGGACTGTACAAGTCCGGTTGCGGCAAGTTGGATTGAAGATAAGGACGATTCAGCCGCATGACCCTGCAAATTACGCCTGAAAACTTGAAGAAACTGCGCGTGGCCCTGCCCACAATGCCCGATAAAGAGAAACGGCGTGTCGCAGAACTGCTTAAGACCTACCAAAACCAAGTTACGCAGCGTTTAGGTAAGGAGTCGTTCCTTGACTTCATTGCACATGTGTATCCGGGCTACAAAGTGGGTCCACACCACCGGAAATTGGCGAAGATTTTCGAGGAGATTGCAGAGGGGAAGAAGAAAAGAGTCATCGTGAATATCGCCCCTCGTCACGGTAAGTCCGAGATGATCAGTTACCTCGCCCCGGCGTGGTTTTTAGGGAAATTTCCGCATAAAAAAGTGATTATGGCGTCACACACCGCAGATTTGGCGGTTAATTTTGGTCGGCGCGTGAGAAACCTCGTGGGGTCGGAGAATTATCGTGACGTGTTTCCGAATGTTGAACTTCAAGCTGATAGTAAGTCTGCTAGCCGGTGGGGTACTAACTTTAATGGCGAGTATTTTGCTATTGGTGTTGGCGGTGCTCTGGCCGGTCGCGGCGCTGATCTTTTCATTATTGACGATCCTCATTCTGAGCAAGAGGCCAAGCAGGGTCGTACGGACGTTTTTGAACCGGCGTGGGAGTGGTTCCAGTCAGGCCCCGTCCAGCGACTGATGCCGGGAGGCGCGATTATTGTCGTAATGACCCGGTGGAGTAAGTCGGATTTAACGGGGAAAATCGTAGACCACATGACCCGCGAAGAGGGGGCAGATGAATGGGAAGTCGTCGAATTCCCGGCAATTTTAAATGACAAACCCCTCTGGCCCGACTTTTGGAACCTTGATGAGTTGCTGGCTAAGAAGGCCAGTATGGACGTGCGGTACTGGCAAGCCCAGTACATGCAGGAGCCGACCTCGGAGGAAGGCGCGTTAATTAAGCGAGAGTGGTGGCAGGTCTGGGACAAGGACAACCCCCCGCCGTGTGAGCACATTATTATGTCGCTCGACGCTGCCCAAGAGAAAACGAACCGTTCGGACTACAACGCCCTACTGACGTGGGGGGTCTTTAAGAATGAGGAGACCCAGAACTACAACATCATTTTGCTCAACTCTATTAAGGAGCGGCTGGAGTTTCCGGAGTTAAAGTCCCTCGTCCTTGAGCAGTACAAAGAGTGGAACCCAGACACGTTTATCGTAGAGAAGAAGTCAAACGGGGCTGCGCTCTATCAGGAGATGCGGCGGATGGGGGTACCTATATCTGAGTTCACACCCGGTAAAGGACAAGATAAGATCAGCCGAGTAAATTCGGTGACGGACTTATTTGCGGCGGGTATAGTCTGGGTACCTGATAGGCGCTGGGCTTATGAGGTGGTGGAGGAGTGTAACGACTTCCCCTCCGGTACACATGACGACTTGGTGGACGCCACGACATTGGCGTTGCTTCGCTTTAGGCAGGGTGGGTTTATTCGACTTCCGACTGACGAGCCTGAACCGACGAAATGGTTCAAGAGCCATAGACGAGAGGGGTATTACTAATGCCACAGAGTACAAGAAGGTATTTTGAAGAATCTGGAGATTTAGTAAAAGGACGTTCTCCAGAAGACTATGGATCAGTAGAGTTTCAAGCTTTAATGCGTTCTAAGCTTGGTCCTGCATACCAGCATCTTGCTTCTCCAGAAAAACTAGGATTGATAAGTTTAGTAGGTGATCCGAAAGTAGCGTGGAATTACTCTGGCGTAAATTATCTAAGGGGTTTAGAAACCCCTGAAAAAACAAAGTCTATGGCAGAAGACATTGCGCCTGTTCTTGAAGGGAAAGAAATGCCGAAAGGTAAACGCATATTCGGCATAGGAACTGGGGGAAATGCTGGGACTTATTCGCATGAATTACGGCATGAAGATGTAAGAAACGAAATTGAAAATAGAGTTGCTGATCTTGTACACGGGTCAACTTCTTTACCCGCTTATAAAGCAAACATAAACAGTTTATATAAATATTTAACTAATTTTGATCCTGAAAAACAAAAAGTTTCGATAGATGAAAAAGAAAAGTTAGTGCTTAGTAAACTTGGGGGCAACATAGTTGTTGAAAAAAGACGCTCCCGTATAGGGGCATTAAATTCAATAATGGGTGATGGTTTTGAGGGTTTTATTAATAAAAACCTTGAATTGAACAAGTCTGGTGCTGTAGGTGGGTTTTTGGGCAACAAAAAACTTCCAAATTCAATTATGGAATATCGGGCAAGAATGCCGTTTTTAAATTTTGTAGGCAGATTGGAAGAACCGAAAACTACCAAAAAAGCCTCCGGTGGTAGCATTGAAAACACCACACACAATAGGAAACTAATCTAATGGCCGTCGATAAAAGTTTGATGGAGGCTCCCCAAGGTATTGCGGCTATGGCTGCGGAAATGGAGCCGATTGAGATTGAGATTGTTGATCCGGAAGAAGTCCGGATTGGCGTGGATGGCATGATGATTGAACTGTCGAAGGAAGAGCCTCGTGCAGAGGACTTCGATGCCAACCTTGCCGAGTACATGAATGAGAGTGAGTTGCAGAGCCTCGGCGGTGAGTTGATTGGCCAATATGAGCAGGATTTGGCAAGCCGCAAAGATTGGCTTGATACGTACGTCAAAGGCTTGAAGATTCTTGGCATTCGCTATGAAGAGCGAACCGAGCCGTGGCCGGGTGCGTGTGGTGTGTTCCACCCGCTCTTGATGGAGTCGGCGGTTAAGTTTCAGTCCGAGACGATTATGGAGACCTTCCCTGCGATGGGGCCGGTCAAGACCAAGATTATTGGCAAGGAAACGGCAGAGAAGAAAGATGCCGCCATTCGCGTTGCGGATGACATGAATTATCAGTTGACCGAGGTGATGAAGGAGTACCGCCCCGAGCATGAGCGGATGCTGCTCTCGATGGCCCTCGCGGGTAACGCCTTTAAGAAGGTGTACTTCGATCCAAGCCTTAATCGCCAGACAGCAGTCTATATCCCAGCCGAAGACATCATTGTGCCCTACGGCGCGGCGAACTTAGAAACCGCAGACCGTGTAACGCACCGTATGCGGAAGACGAAGAATGAGTTGAGGAAATTGCAGTACGCCGGGTTCTATCGTGATGTGGATTTGGGTGATCCGGTTCGCACGATGGATGAGGTAGAGAAGCAAAAAGCAGAGGATCAAGGCTTCTCAGCCAGTATGGACGACCGGTTCCAGTTGCTTGAGATGCACGTGAACCTCGACCTGCCGGGATATCCAGATACTGATAAAGATAATAACGAGACAGGCATTGCCCTACCGTATGTGGTGACGATAGAGAAGGGGACGGGGACAGTTTTAGCGATCCGTAGAAATTGGCGAGAAGATGACGAACTCAAACAAAAACGACAGCACTTTGTCCATTACGGATATATCCCCGGCTTTGGCTTCTATTATTTCGGACTTATACACCTTATCGGCGGTCACTCTAAAGCGGCAACCTCCCTCCTTCGCCAACTTGTCGACGCGGGAACTCTTAGCAACCTTCCGGGTGGTCTCAAATCACGTGGCCTCCGCATCAAGGGAGACGATACCCCCATCGCCCCCGGCGAATGGCGAGACGTAGATATTCCGTCTGGCGCAGTGCGGGACAACATCCTGCCGCTTCCGTACAAAGAACCGAGCCAAACGCTCTCACTGTTGCTCGATAAGATCATTGAAGAAGGTCGCCGCTTTGCTGCGGTGTCTGATCTCAAGATCAGCGACATGTCGAACCAAGCGCCGGTGGGTACCACCCTAGCCATCCTAGAGCGCGTTCTTAAAGTGATGACGGCGGTGCAGGCTCGCGTGTACTACGCGATGAAGCAGGAGTTCAAACTGCTTGCTGCAATTATTCGAGACAACACTCCGGAAGAGTACAGTTATGAACCGGAAGTGGGTAAGGCTAGTGCTAAAAAGTCGGATTACGACAACGTAGATGTTATCCCTGTGTCAGACCCGAATGCGGCCACGATGTCGCAGAAGGTCGTGCAGTACCAAGCCGTGATGCAGTTAGCGCAAGCCGCGCCCCAGTTGTACGACTTACCATACTTACATCGTCAAATGATTGAGGTACTAGGCGTACGTAATGCCGACAAGATTGTGCCGATGCCGGACGATCAAAAACCCCGTGATCCGGTTACAGAAAATATGGACGCGGTTATGGGTAAACCCCTCAAAGCGTTTATGTATCAGGATCACGAGGCTCACATTGCTGTCCATATGGCGTTTGGGCAAGACCCGAAAATGGCGCAGATGATTGGGCAAAACCCGATGGCGCAGCAGATTACCTCGACGCTACAAGCCCACATCATGCAGCACGTAGCCTTCCAGTATCGCCGTGAGATTGAGAAACAACTTGGTGTGGCTCTGCCGCCGTTACCGCAAGGTGATGAAGATGAGTACGATCTTAAGCCTGAACTTGAAGTGCAACTTGCACAGGTCAGTGCTTTGGCTGCGGCCCGGCTTCTCCAAAAAGATCAGGCTGAAATGCAGGCGCAACAGATGGCGCAGCAAGCACAAGACCCGCTTGTTCAAATGCAGATGATGGACCTCCAGATCAAGCAGATGGAGGCTCAGACCAAGCAGATGAAAGCGCAGATGGAGATGCAGGCTAGAGCCGAAGAACTCCGCATCAAGGAGCAGCAGAGCGTTCTTAACGCTGCTGCCAAAGAAGACGAACTACGGCTTCGTGAGGCTGAAATCTCGGGTCGTCAGCAACTTGAAGCCGCCCGCTTGGGTGCGGACATTGAGAAGCACAAGGCGCAAGAAGCAAATAGACAACAACTTGAAGGAACTAAACTTGGCGTAGAAATCGCCAAAGCACGAGACGCTGCCTCGCAGCGCGGAGTACCACCTAGGGAGTAATAAATGAGTTATTCAAACGCTCTGGAGTATTTGGACTCAAAACTTCAAGAAGAGCGCGTACTAATTGTAGACAACCTAATTCAAGGAAAACTTGACGAGGGCGAATACAAACGTCTGTGCGGAGCATTACAGGGTCTTGACCTCGCACGGAACCACATCAAAGACCTTGCTAAACGCTTGGAGCGTGATGATGAGTAACATTGACATAGAGAAAACACAGGAAGAGGCTGCTAAAGCCAAACTACTGCCCGAACCCAAAGGCTACCGAATGCTATGTGCAGTACCGCACGTAGAGGAGGAGTTCGACGGGGGCATTATCAAAGCAGATGACACCAAACGGATTGAAGAGCAGACGACCGTCGTTCTGTTTGTTATCAAAATGGGCGATCTCTGCTACGCGGATAAGGACCGGTTCCCCACCGGCCCGTGGTGTAAGGAAGGCGATTTTGTCCTGACCCGTCCGTATTCAGGCACCCGCGTGGTCATCCACGGTCGGGAGTTCCGCATTATTAACGACGACACGGTAGAAGCGGTGGTTGATGACCCCCGTGGAATCCGCAGGGCGTGAGGTAAAATATTATGGAAGTTGAACGCGACGAATTTAAGTTCCCTGATGAGCAAATTGCCGAATCTGAAAAAGACAAGGCAAATGAAGCAGTTAGCGATGAAATTGAAGTAAAGATTGAAGACGATACCCCAGAGCAAGATCGGGGGCGTAGACCACTGTCTAAACGTACAGTGGAAGAGATTGATAACGAAGACCTAGACGAGTATTCGGAAAAGGTCAAAAAGCGTCTGTCTCAGATGAAGCGCGTTTATCACGATGAACGTCGTGAGAAAGAACGTGCCCTACGGGAAAAAGAGGAAGCCCTGCGGTTTGCTCAAGCCCGTGAACAGGAGATTAAGCAACTTAAGCAAAGGCTTGGTAATAATGAACAGGCTTTTGTTAAAGAGGCTGAAAAATACGCTAATTTTGATTTGAACTTGGCGAAAGAGCGACTGAAGCAGGCTTATGAC